ATTAAATATACTATTTTTTGTCTCATCTCTAAAAGCGTGCTCTGTAGTTCTTGGAAACTGTCTATAAAACTCATTTAAAGCGTCCTGGTCGCCTTTTAATCCTTCCGCTTCATTATTCCAATGCTCGATGACCCCGACTTCGATAGCGTCCCCGTGTGGGCCAATACAGTTTGCTGGTGGGTCTTCGAATACAGGCATTCCATAATTGTCAATGAATCCTTCGTAATTCCATTCCATAGGAATGAACAAAGAATATAATCCTGACTTAGTCTGTCCATTGCGGTTTCTTTTCGTGACGTCTGAGTCATTATAAAGCTTTTTAAAATTTTCGCCTCCTTTATCTAAAGCGTTTGACGTTGACCCCATCATGCACTTACCGATAATTCTTGCTCCTAGTCTTAGCGTTGTTTTCGTAACCCTCCAGTTGTTGAGGATGTTGTCCGGCCTTTCCCATTTTCCCGATTCATCGTGGACGAGGAGTTTAAGCTTCTCCCCATCGTAGGAGTTATCACCAGTGTTCTTCCAGTCGATCGTTGTGTCGAGCCCTTCCAATAACTCTTGATCCTGTTTATTTTGTATGGATTTTCTAGTGAGTCTACTGGCTGGTATTCTATAGGCAAGTTCTGTCTTGGGCCTGTCCATACCGTCCTGGATCGGTTTGAAAAAGAACGGGTAGTTGACTGATATTGGTACAACCTTGTCTGTGAACATTTTCTTAGCATCCGCTCCAGACTTAGACAAGATACCGTACCGTGCATCTGACGTAATTGTTGCCAAGTTAACGGTTTCTGCTGAAGACATAAATGAAAATCCTGAACGACGGTTCTTAAGGTAGCACATTCCATAAGCTCGTGAGTCTGCTTTACAAGCCTCCCAGAATATAAAGAATAATCTGTTTGCTTCCCTAAAGTCTGGCTTCCCAACGTCAATTTTGGAGTGCTGCAGGTACATAAAGTGAGTACCAGTAATGTAAGTAGCCATGCCCTTATTATTAAACCAATGGCCTTCGTCTCTTCGTTTAAATTGTTCATCTATATATGGTTCCCATTTTTCTTTGAAGTCATCAGGATAATCTCGCCAATCAAAAACGCTTTGTATTCGTTTTAACTCTTTAGGATATTCTTCTACCGTCCATTTATCATGCGACTTATCTATTTTAGCTGGCTCTTTGGGTAAAGCTATTTTTAAATTCTGTATATTATATATTTCACCTATTTGTCCAGTCTTGCTTATTACAACAATATCATGTTCTTTGCTGTAGCCGTATTTCCATTTCTTAGATTTGTTTAATCTAGATATTGTATTTTTCTTAATTGGCGTTATTACGCTATATAAGCTTTGCTCGTACATTATCTAGATCTTTTTTCAGCAAATCCGCTAAAAGTTTTTTTAGAAGGCTCTTCTTTTGGTTTTTCTAGCAAAAGATTTTCTTCTTCTTGTATTCTATTAAGTATTTCAAAAGCGTCGAATATAGCTAACTTTTTTGTAGCAGCAGCGTTTTTTAATCTATCGGCTGAGATGTCATCATCTGAATCAACAATAGCTTCTTTAGCTACTTTGATTAACTCCTCAACCGCTTTATGTCCAGCTTGGATTATATTCTTCTTCGTTTCCTTGATATTCATATTTAATTGTAATTTGATTGGTTGGTATGCGATACAATTTTTGTTTATTAATAATAAACTCATATTCCATACCAGGTCGGAAACCGACTACATCACCAGGCTCTACACTTTTTAAAGCTGGATCTTTATATTTTAATATGCCTTTTAAAGGTTTTTCAAAATCAATAGAAAACATTTTGTCTTCTTTTATAGGAGCAACAAAATTATATCCCGATAATGGTATCCACTTAATTATATGCTTATAAGCGTATATCTGCATCTCATTCACAAAATATAAGTCGTCCTTATAATAGCTTCTGCTATTTTTTTCAACACCTCTAATATCTCTGTATCTTCTAAAAACGTTATGATGCACAATAACTTCATCGCCTAAACATATACCTGTTTGGTTATTTATAGGCAAGCCCATTACAATACCTATTCTTGAAACAAAATTATGATCCTGTAAATCGGTATTTAATATTAGTTCTGTGTTGTCAATTGTTTTAGAGTTGTTATATCTTTCGTTAACTGGCTTTATAACAAAATCAAAAACACCGTGCATTAATAATCTATATTATATTCTATGGCTATTGCCATATTTTTATTAAAATCTTTCCAAGGTATAACGTCATTTCCCTTTTGTATATAGATAGAGTACTTTTGTTCTTCCTCTATAATGTTAACTATAGTATGACCACCATACACTTCCTGTCCAACAGAGTAGTGCATGGCGTCATTTTTATAGTCTTTTCCTATACTAATCTTCCTTAGGAGATTCATTTTCTTTGATTTCTCCGCTTTGAATATCTATAGAAACGTTTCCGTATTTATCTTCAAGCTTTTGTTGAAGTTCATTTAAGCTTTTCTTAATACCTACTAACTGATGCAATAAATCATGCTTTTGTGCCTCTAGGCCACCTATTTGTAATTGATACTGATTAATTGCTTTTACAAGTTCTTGCAAATCAGAGAGTTCTCCGTTTTCTACTTTTGATACTAAATCCTTTACTTTACTCATTTTATTTAATTTAATTTTTGTTATTGCTGGATTTTTTTGCTTTTTCCCAGGTACGCCCAACAAAATACGCCCCGTATACTGTTATTAATAAAGATTGAAAAATTGGTATATATTCTTCAGTTATTGCAAACTCCCCAATGTTACCATCAAAAAAACACAATGCGGTAAATATAACCGTTAAATATATAAGCACCATTGGCCTTATGTTCTTTGAAAGGAAGGAGTCTGAGTTCATATCCGATTCCCATCTTCTAGTAACTTGCTCTTGTGCTTCCTTGTCGGCTTTTTCAAGGATTTCTGTAATTAGCCTTTGGGCTTCTAGTTTTTCCTCTTTTGTTGTAGTAAGATTATCTAAAACCTGCCCTACTTCCTTTATTACTGATCCCGTAAGCCATTCCCAAATTTTTTTCATTTGTATGGAAACATTTTATTTAACTTCTCTTTTCTTTTATTGCAACCGCACCCGCCGGGGATTTTATCAGCCAGCTTTTTTATTCCGGTTGCTTTTGTAAATTTTTCTATAGTATCCCCTAATCCTTTCAGTTCCATTAGCAATTCCATTTTCTTAACGCTAAAGCCTTTCTTGTTGGTTTACCGTTTGGTTTTTTCATTGGACCTTTTACACCACTCATTCTAGCACAAAATGATTTTCTACGCTTAGCGGCTTTGCTACCTGGTTTTAATTTAGAAGGTTTAGTTGTTACCGCTGTTTTTAATTTAGATCCCGGGTTTTCTCTTCTATAAGCATCAACGCCTTTTTGGTTGAGCCCTCCAGTTTCTGATTGGCCTTCTTTTCTGGCCCAAGCCCCGCTTTTTTTAAACGGGGAGTTTTGAATATAAGCCATAATATTATCCTTTTGAATTTAAGATTTTTTGTTTTAAAGCATCTGGTAAATTTTTCTGATTACCAATTAAAGCTTTCATAGCTGGGCTTTTAGGCATCATTTTATAAGGGCTACTTTTCATTTTAGAGCTTGAAGAGTTTGATAAAGCTTCTCTTTGTTTATCAAATCCACCCGCATCGCTTAAACGCGCATCTCTTTCTCCTAAATCAATTTTGCCTCCTTTGCCAACTGATTGTTTAGCCTGAGCAATAGCGGCATCTCTGCTACCTTTAAACCCTTCATATTCCGCTTGGTTTTCAGCAAGCCTTCGCCCGAGTTTTTCAAACTTCTTTTGTGATTTACCTAAACCTAAAAATCCGCCTTTACCCATAGCTTTCTTTTCCGCTGCGCTAAATTTACCGTCTTTGTCCGTGTCATATTTAGCGTATTCGCTGATCTTTCTTTTTGTCTTATCAATTTTATCTCCAGCCCGTCTAGTTTCTCTTCCGCCAATCTTAATAGCTCTTTTGTCCCAGCGTCTTTGCCATGGTCGTTTAGCATCGCCTTTAACACCTACTTTATATGAATTAAAATCTGTAGTTTTAGTTGTAGTGCCTGGAGTATAAGTATCATCTTCGAACTTTCCAGTTCCTACGGTATTATTAGTGAGCCCGTCTTTGGTTGGAGTTTTTGTACCATATTTTTTCATGTTGTAAGCATCCACCTCGGCTTGAGAAACTCCCACATCTGCGCCTGTTTTAACTCTTGTTTTTTCTTTACCCTTTACAAGTTTATCCGGCTTAGCTATAGTTCTTGATGTTTGAACGCCTAGTTTACCGCCTTGGTAAGAATCCGTTTGCTCTATAGTTTCTTTAGCTTTGTTTTCAAGCTGTACTTTTTGTTTTACAGGGGAGCCCATGTTTAAAAGCGGTTGGCGAACCATGCCTTTATCAGTAGCGTGCTGCACTCTCGATGTGATTGGTTTATTCATTTTGTTAGTTTTTAAAATCCTTTTAGGTTTTTTATTGCTGTTGACATGTCGGGTACCTCTATATTAAAATCTTTTTTAGATAGATCCTCCCCCATTTCTTTAAATTTTTTAGTGTAGTCTACTTTTGGTGGCTCTGGTGTTGCCGCTTTTTCTGGGGCTACTTGCTGTGTCTTTTTATCTTCGTTAAGCGCTCCGCTAACCATACCCCCTATAGAATCTTCAAATTTATCTAGGGTTTGAGCGTTGCCTTCAATTAAAGCCATGTTCATCTTCATCGGTGAACTTTTGCATTTTTGCGTTATAGGTGTTGCTTTCATTTTAATCGTTTTTATATGCTTCGTCTTCCCATTCGAATGAAGCGTGTCCTTCTTGTAGCTTTTGGCCTGCGCTAAAAAGCGCTCCCCCAACTCTTTCATATTTTCTAGCAGGGGATCTAGTATCTTTTTTCCAAATCACCTCTTCATTACTATATTGCAATCTATTCTGGAGCATTTGATCGTGGTGTACGTTTTCGTGATCTACCGCTTCTTTCTTTTGTTGAGCAGAAACATTTTTGTTTATAAAAGTAGTGCCGTCTCTATTCGCTTCAGCTATAACTCCATTGTCTAAAGATTTTTCAAACACCGGTCTACCAAACTCAGATAGTTCTTCGTTGATGCCAAATATTTCCCCTTTAGACTTTAGCTTAAATGCCATTACTGCTTTTTTCTGTTTATAAGACCAGCGGCAAGACCTCCAATTGCTTTACCAATTAATGGTTTTGCAATAGCCCCTGCTATAGCTCCTAAAATTTTATTTGGTGAGTTTGGTGCCCCTAATTTTTGAGGTCCGATTCCTTTTGGTCCCATATTATCTTTCTTTATCTTTAATCATATCGTCTATAGCTTTATTAAAAACTTTGTCTGTATATGTTTTATTTTTATAAAATTTACTTCTTTCAGATGTTGGCAAATCTTCTTCAGCCAACATTATTCTATATATTCTTTTAATTAAAGTTTGGCATTTAAACGATGTCTTATATATTGCATACTTCATTGTGGTTCTGTTGCGCTCACGCCATACATCTATCCAACCTTCTCTGCGGAGACGTTCCCATCGGTTTTTATCCCAGCTATAGGTGTACGCTCCTTCAATAAAATTATTACGTGTAAATCGCTTTTTGCAATCTAAGTAAATAAGCAATTCTAAATCAGCATCTTTTAGATTATAAGTTTTACAAGCCCACTTTCTTATGAGCCTGTAATACTTAAGTAAATTCATTTGCTGTAAGTCCAAGGGTGTTAAAATCATTCCACAAGCACTACATCAGTAATCTTTATAACGTAATACAAATTTTCTTGCCATTCAATTCCGTGTCCAGCGTGTTTGTCATATCTTACAATATCACCTTCAGAAACTAATTCTTTTACTTGGTCGCCTACGCTAAGCACTTTACCTTTTATATATCTTACGTCTTTATTCTGCTTCTCCGTCAATTCAAGACCTCCTACTTTTTTCGGTGCCTCTTTTATCTTGTCGACTATTACAAAATGGTTTATTGCTTTCATTATGCTAGTCTTTTATTACTTATTACACAATCCGCAGATATTATAGTTGTTACCACACTTACAGCATTTTTTAATGCAGACTTAGTAACTAACACTGGGTCTATAATCCCTGCTTTTATCATATTAACATCTTTGCCTGTTTTAACATCTATGCCCCTATTTTTAATTTGAGGATAAACAATGTTGATGCCAGCATTTTCTAATATAATATGGTAAGGCTCTTTAATAGCCTCAAGCAATACCTCTTCACCCTTGTTTTTGGGTTTAATTAATTTAGAAGCATTTAATAAAGCAACACCTCCTCCGGCAACAATTCCTTCTTTATAAGCTGCTTTTGTCGCGTGTATTGCGTCTTCAACACGGTCCTTTTTTTCTTTAAGCTCAACTTTGGAGTCTGCGCCAACGTATACTATTCCAACCTGGCCAGTTAGCATAGACAATCTTTGTTCTAGCTTTTTCTTAAAGAATGGGTTAGATTCTTCTTCTATTTGTTTTTCTACGTCAATTATACGTAAAGCAATTTCCTCACTAGCTTCCCCAACCTGCAGAACAGTGTTTTTATCGTCCGTAACAGCTTTAAACGCGTTGCCTAATACATTAGGATCTATAAGATCTAAATCATCCCCTAACTCTTCGTTTATTATTACTGCGTTAGTGAGTAAAGCTAAGTCCTCAATTGTTTGCTGCTTAGTAGGGCCAAAGCCCGGAGGATCTACTATATTAACTTTTATATTACCCTTAACTTTGTTTGCTAAAAGTGTTGCGTATGGCTGCTGCTCTACGTCTGCTACAATTAGTAAGCTTCTTTTTTGTTTTATAACATGCTCCAATATATTCTGCACCCTCCTAATATTTGGTATTGGTGAAGATACTATAAGCACATACGGGTTTTCTAATACAGCTACCCCTTTGTTTACGTCTGTAGCTAAATGAGGTGATTTTAATCCGCTATCAAATTGTGCGCCATCAACAAACTCAACATAAGTCTCATTTGTATCAGACTCTTCCATTAATACGACGCCATTTTTCCCAACTTTTTCGTAAGCTTGTCCAATTTTGGTTCCAAGTTCTTCGTCGTTATTACAGCTAATAATAGCAACGTTTTTAAGCATTTCGCCTTCAACTTGAGTACTGGACTTGTCAAGATATATTTTAACTTTGTTAGCACCACTAATAATGCCTGCTTTAAGTTCTCTAACTTCTTCTTCATCTAATTTTTTGTTTGCAATTTTTAACAATGAATGCGCTAACACAGTCGATGTCGTTGTTCCGTCTCCAGCTTCTTTTACGGTATTGCTAGCGGCTTCCTTTATTAAGGTCGCCCCTATGTTTTCAACCGGATGTAATAAGACTACGCTTTCTGCAACGGTTACACCATCTTTTGTAATCACCGGTCTACCAAGGGCGTCTTCATATATTACGCATTTACCTGAAGCTCCTAATGTGCTCTTTACGGCATTTGATAATTTTTCAACACCCTGGACAATTTGTTTTTTAGCATCACTGCCGAATGTGAGCGTTTTTACTATTTCGCTCGGATTATTGTATTCCATTTAATTTAATTTAATTTAATTTAATTAACTCTTCGCGAGTAGCGTGTAAGGGAGAGGGCAGTAAATCGTCCACGCGGTTCCTACTTGTTGATAGTACACCGTAGCATGCCCCCTCTTATATTTTTATTCAAAAGTTTTAACAATTTTTGGTCCGTTTACAAATTCTAATTTTTTAGAATAATGTTCAACTGAAGCATCAATAGCCTGCTCTGCGCCTTCTATTGTTTCTCTTCGCGTTACATCAGCCCAGTCTTCGTCTTGTTTAAACTCTGTTTGATAGTATCCATTTGGTAATTGAACAATTCTCCAATTTGCCTTTTGAGAAGCTTGCTCCCATAGGGTTTTGGTTTTTTCGGATATTTGCGGTTGACTACTCCACGTGCTAGTCGAATAAAATAATGTCATTGGTTTTGGTTTTAATTATTATTGGTTTGCTCTAAACCGAGCAGGTATATTATATGTATTACGTATTTCTGGTGTTTTTTACCAAGGAACGCTCTTAGATTCTACAGTTGGATATTGTTTTTTTGTTATTTGTTCATCAAGTGTTTGCTGATATTGCCCAAAATCTACTATATTTGATATCCAATCACTTACCATCTGCTCTGTTAAATCTTCAAATGGTATAAAATTTTCTGGATCTGGATTTTGTATTGGGCACGAGCTTGAAATTGCTGCTGAGTATTTTAAGTCTTCAGATTCAGCTATGTATCTAAACTGAGCTTGATAAACTATATTTTGTAATTCTTCTTCTGAAAGCTTTACGTCTAATTTTATTATTTTTAAAGTATATGTATTTGCCATTTTATGTTCTTCTTATTTTTAAATCTCCAGAATTATGATATATCCCGCCAATTGGCACGCCGCCTGCAGCGGCCGCAGAGTCGCTTGAATAATTTTTATTTACTATTTGTTCCATTAGAACATTACCGTCTTTTAATACAGTAAATGAATCAGCCTCAGCTCCAACACCTACACCTGTACCTACTGCAAATTTTACGTTTGGTCTATTTGAATAGGCATTGTGCTCTCCCACAACTACACATCCTTGGGATGGGCTTCCAGTAGAATTCCTTGGTACATTTAAGTATCGCCCAAACATAAACTGACTATTGGTTGCGGAATGGCCTGTTTGCCCATTGAAAGCGCCAAATGTTGCTGATGTTGGATTACGTTCAGTATTTAAAAAGCCTGAAGCTATACTTTGTTGGCCGCTAACCGTGTTTTGCTGGCCAAATACCGCTGATGCTGTAGAGCTAGCTGTGTTGTTAAATCCTTGCGCAAAGCTATATTGCCCTGTTGCATTTACTATATATCCTAAAGCTTGCGATACTCTACCTGAAGCGGTTGCTACGTCGCCATAAGCTATACTAAATTGCCCATTAGCGTTTGATACGGTACCACCAGCAAAAGAGCCATTAGCGCTTAACCCAGTGTTACAGCTTTGTCCGCTGGCTATAGAGGCTAAGCCCCTCGCGTTTGTTGAAACGCCTAGCGAAAAAGATGATTCACCACTTGCTGTTGTATTTCCACCTATCGCAAATGAGTTTGTGCCCGTCGCGTCTGAAAAAGCGCCAAATGCAGCCGATGATATACCCGAGGCTAAAGTTGTTCCGCACGCAGCAAAAGCATTTTCGCCAGAGGCTATCGTGCCGCCGCCTACCGCAAAAGAAGCGCTCCCCGAAGCGGTAGTGTCAAACCCGCCAGAAAACGATTGTCTACCAGAAGCGGTAGTTAATTCTCCTGTGGCTAACGAGTCC